TCAAATTTTAACACCAAACCCAGCCAAAAACCTAACCTCCAACTCTCCTTTTTCAACTACCTCTATACTTTCCAATACCCTTCTAACAATATCCTTATCTAAATCTACAATCTTTCCTTTCTCAAGTAATTTCTTTAATTCTTTAGATCTATAACTCTTAAGAACATCATCAGAATCTCTTAGTTCTTCAGGATGATCCACCAGATAGTTCCAAGCTTTAACAAAGAATTGATGAGCATCTTCAATAAATAACTTTGTTCCGTTGCAGCAGTTGTCAATCTTAACTTCTCTTCTGTATCCTGTTCTGTGTTTCTTACAAGAATAATACTTTCTGCCTTTTTCAGAGTTTTTGTTTGAAACTTTTATCTTGAAGGTATTGCCGCAATTTTTACAGATTATCCTTCCAGATAGTGGTAGCTCATTGTTACTATGATACATTGTTATATTATGTTCTTTACAATATTTTCTTTGTCTTGCCATTTCCAGATTAGCTATCTCCCAGATCTCTTTACTTACTATAGGCAGATGAGAATTTTCTACATAATACTGGGGTAGCTGTCCAGTGTTTTTTATTTGCTTTTTATTTAATGGATCGACAGTTATAGACAGTTGAAATCTTACATCCCCTTTATATTTTTCGTTTTTAAGTATATTTAAAACCTGGTTACAGGTCCATTTTCCATCATCTATACTTTTATTTAACCTTCTAGCTATTTCTTTGCTTCCGTAACCCTTTATAAACTCATTAAAAATCCTACGGATAATCTCAGCTTCTTTTTCTACTATAATAACCTCACCCTTGGTGTTTTTATCATATCCTGTTATGTTTATCCATGGTATGCTGCTTACATCACCTTTTTCAAACTTCCTTCTTTTCCCCCATTTTACATTTTCTCCCTGTACGACACTTTCTTGTTGGGCTATTGCTGAAAGTAAAGAGATTAATAATTCTCCCCTTCCGTCTAAGGTATGAATATTTTCCTTTTCAAAAAATACGTCTATATTTTTTTCTTTTAGTTTCCTTATGGTATTAAGTGTATCTATTGTATTTCTTCCGAACCTAGATATGGATTTTGTTATTATGATATCTATTTTGCCTTCTTCTCCATCCTTGAGCATTCTATTGAAGGCATCACGATTTTTAGTGCTTGTACCTGATATTCCTTGATCAGCATATATTCCTGCAAAACTGTATGAACTATTTTCTTTTATATGTTTTTCATAATATTTTACCTGGGCGTTATAGCTTTCCATCTGTTCTTCACTGTTTGAAGATACTCTACAGTATGCAGCTGCTTTAATTTTATTTTCTTTGGTTTTGTCTTTTGTAATCTTTAGCGGGTATAAGGTAGTAATCTTTTTTGGACCTACCTGTTGTACCTTTTTCATTTTCTACCTCCATTACCACCATGGGTTCTGTTATCGGTGTTTTCTCTTGAAGTTCTATTATCTTTTTTTCAGGCACACAAATACCCTTACATGCTTTCTTGGTATACTCTTTCTTGGTATTGCACTCCCAGTAAACCCATCTTTTATTTTTAGAATGTACAAGGGAAGCACCACAATATTGACATTTCAACATCCGTGACAATGGATATGGCTTATGTTTTTTTTCCTTATGGTCTGGGCCTTTTCCCAATCACTTCGACTTATGATTGCCGGATGATTATCTTTTATATAGTACTGGGGCAGCTGCCCTTTATTTTTCTTTTCCTTACCATCTTGATCTACGAAAAACTTCTGCATGAGATAATCCCCGCAGTATTTTTCGTTAGATAGTATCCTTATTATTCTACTCTTATTCCATAGATTTTTTGTATAAGTAGGTACTTTGGCATCATTAAAAGCTTTAACAATCTGACTGCTAGTTTCACCATTTATATATCGTTGATATATATCTCGTATAATGGTTGCTTGATCTTCAACTATAATAATTTTTCCGTCCTTGCTCTTAATGTAACCGAGTAGGTTTTTTAAATTCATTGCATGGTTTCCTGTTTTAAAGCGGTTTCTTTTGGATAACTTTACTATTTCACTTTGTGCTTTTCTTTCTTCTTCTGCAAAGGCTCCTAGGACTGTTAGCATTAACTCTCCTTCAGAAGATAGGGTGTTTATGTTTTGTTCTTCAAATATTACTCCTACATTCAATTCTTTAAGTTCTCTGACTATGTTTAAAAGCAAGACAGTGTTTCTAGCAAACCTTGATATGGATTTTGTTATGATTAGATCTATTTGATTTTCCTTTGCTTTTTTTATCATCTCTTGAAACCCTGGTCTGTTTTCTCTATTTCCAGATATGCCTTCATCTTTAAATACACCGCAAAACTCATAGTCAGGATTATTTAGCAGTTTATTCTTGTAATAGTCTACTTGATTTTCAAGGGAATTAATTTGTAAGGCTGCATCTGTAGATACTCTTACGTATCCACATACTCTTATCTTCTTTAAGGGCTCTATAATTTTTTCTTTAGAGTTTACTATGTTTATATTTCTATCTTTCATCTTCTATGCTCCAGAGAAGTTCTCTTCCGTCTTTAAAGTGAAACACTAGCATCTCATTACTTTTCACTTCTACATAGTTTAATGTAGCCGACCAGATCTTTTCATCAAATTCTTTTAATATACAACTCTGTTCCTCTAATGTTTTAAGGAAGGCCTTCATTAAGGTTCTCTTGGCTTTTTTTCTGTCTATGTCCCTTAGGAGGGTCTGCATTGTTTTTTGAAGGTTGTTGTGCTTTTCAACTAAAGAGTTATACTTCCTTGCATAGTCAGCTTGGTCTATTGTTGTTCTTGCATTCTCTGATATTAGTCTTTCTATGGCTGTTTGTAAAACTTCAGATTCTAGTTCTATTTTTTCTATTTCTTTTTCTTCTTTAGAGTAGTCTGTAATCTTTTTACTTATGTCATCATAGTTATTTATTATTTCTTCTTTGTTATCAATAAGGGAGTTGAAGGCTTCTGTAAATGCTCTTTTTATTACTTCTTCCTTAAGGTGGGGTGTTGTACATTTGGCTTTTCTAAGGAATTTATTGTTGCACTGCCATATGGTTTGGGCATATTTAGTGTTTGAGTGCCATACCTTTCTTCCGTAAAAGCCCCCACAGTCACCGCAGGTTATCCTGCTGGCAAAGCAGTTGATGGCACTGGTGTACTTGCCTGCTTTTTCTCTTCTTCTAAACTCTGCCTGAACCAGTTCGAAGGTTTCAGGCTCTATGATGGCTTCGTGGCTGTTTTCCACGTAGTACTGGGGTACTTCTCCTTCGTTTATTTTTCTTTTTTTAGTTAAGTAGTTTAACGTGTATCCCTTCTGTAAGAGAGCATCCCCCTTGTACTTCTCGTTTGTAAGTATACTTTTCACTGTTGTAGCATGCCATTTTCTTTTCCCGCCAGGAGACAGTATTTTTTCTTCTGTCAGTATCCTTGCAATTTTTGATTGTGTCATTCCTTCTAAAAACATCCTGTAAATTCTTCTTATGATCTTGGCTTCTTTTTCCACCACCTTAGGAAGTCCGTCTTCTCCCTTTTCGTACCCTAAAAATTGTCCATAAGGAAGGCTTACTTTTCCGTCTGAAAATCTCTTTCTTTTACCCCATTTAATATTCTCAGAAAGGTTTCTTGATTCTTCCTGAGCCAGTGATGAGAACAGAGTCATCAATAATTCACCCTTGCTATCCAATGAAAATATATTTTCTTTTTCAAAATATACTTCTACATTTTTCTCCTTTAATCGTCTTACTGCTGTTAGAGTATCAACTGTATTTCTTGCAAATCTGGAGACTGATTTGGTGATTATTAAGTCAATTTTGCCACCCAATGCATCTTTAATCATATTATTAAACCCATTTCTTTTCTTAATATCTGTTCCCGATATTCCCTCATCTGTATATACCTTTACAAAATCCCATTCAGGTTTCGACTTTATATATTTTGAGTAGTAATCAAGTTGAGCATCAAAACTTGTCTGCTGTTCATCAAAGTCAGTTGAAACTCTAGCATATGCAGCAACTCTTTTCTTACTGTTATTATCTTTACTTTCAAGTTTATGATTCTTCTTTGCCGGTATTACTCTAACTGCTTTCAAGATGCAACTCCTTTCCTTCTTTCTAATTCTCTTATTCTTGCTTCTTCTCTTTTTTCATTATCCCAGCTATTCCTTCTTGAACTATGCTCCCACTTGCATTCAATACTACTGCTGTCCTTCATTTTAAATATCAATTTGAAAGGTTCTGGAATAATAATTTTATTAATTTTTTTATTAAAAATTTCTTCATTGAACTCGTCTATTTTCAATACTTCATTTACCTTTTCTATAAGAATATTCTCAGGTATTTGTCCTGAAGGACATGAATCTTTTCCAAAATGAAGGTACGTGCTGCAGCCCCAGTATACTCTTCCATGATTAGCTTTTCTGTTGTAATTCTTCCCGCAGTTTCCACACAGTATTTTCTTAGTTAACGGATATTCTTTCTTGGGATTTTGTGTGTTATAAGAGTTCTTATGAAGTTTATTCTGAACTTTTTCAAATACCTCTTTTGATATAATCTTTGGATGACTTTCCTCCACATAGTACTTTGGAAGTTCCCCTCTGTTCTTTACTAGCTTCTTGGATAAATGATCTAAAACAAATTTTTTCTGTAAAAGGGCAGAGCCTGAAAGCTTCTCATTTTTTAAAATCTCTGCTACTCTCTCAGAAGTCCATGTTCCACCTCTAGGTCTTTTAACATTTAATGCTCTTAATTCTTTTGCTATTGCCGTAGTTCCTTTTCCTTCTAAATAATCATTGAAAATCTTTTTCACAACTTTAGCTTCTTTCTCATTTACTGATATTTCATTTTTACCTATGTCGTAGCCGTATAAAAACCTTAGATTTACAAGTTCCCCTTCTGCAAACCTCTTTCTTATTCTCCATTTGCAGTTCTCGCTAACTGATAAACTTTCTGCCTGAAAAAAAGAAGCGAGGATAGTCAGCATCAGCTCACCATCCCCGCTTAAAGAATAAATATTTTCTTTTTCAAAATATACTTCTACTTTTAGTTCCTTTAGTTCCCTTACTGTTTCCAGCAAAGTCAATGTGTTTCTAGCAAATCTTGATATTGACTTTGTAATAACTAAGTCAATTTTTTTAGCTCTGCAGTCTTTTAACAGTTTCTGAAATTCTATCCTGCTGTCCTTGGTTCCTGTAACGGCTTCATCTGCATAAACTCCCACATAATCCCACTTGGGATTACTTTGGATAAGCCGGCTGTAGTAACTAATCTGATTTGACAATGAATGAAGCATTGCATCCTTTCCACTGGATACTCTGGCATAAGCTGCTACTCTCTTTTTAGTGATGGCTTTTGGACTCGAACCCTTTATTTTGCTTACTTTTCTGGTCAAATTCTCACCTCCTTCCATCACGATATTAACTCTATATTTGATACATAGCAAGTTATTAATTAGTATAAACTTCCTATTAAGGGCTTATATAATTTAATCAAATGTTTTTTTATTTCAATAAAATCTCTTCTTTCAATCAATCCTTCTTCTAACATATTATTTGCTATTGAAAGTGATACCTGATAATTTTTTTCTCTTTCAAATTGCTCTTTATTCATTTTAGTTACCACCTTCGAACCTATTCTTTATATAGCAGGTATGGGAACAATACTTTCTATCCTTATTTCCATAGCTTTCAAACTCCTTGCCGCACTCTTGGCATTTGATTAAGTAATATGCCCTTTTATTATACTTATCTGAATTTTCCTTCCACCACTGTCTTCTGCACTTATCACTGCAGAATTTCTTGGATTTACCTCTGTTTTTTTGAACTAATTCTTTACCGCATTTCTTGCAGTGGGTATTATTTTCTTCAGTGTATTTAATTTTGAGCTTTTTTTTCTTAGTTATGCCCATACGCCTGCAGTATGATTTTATAGTATTATCAGACATATTGATTTCTTCACTTATTTTAGAATATGACATGCCTTTAGATCTGTATTCTTCTATGAGTTCTTTTTCTTCTTTAGTCATTTATTCGCTCCTAAAAATTATTCAGTATCGTCGTTACCTAATCTTGCTGCATCAACCAAACCTTCTCCAATTATGTAAGCAATTAAAACAGAAGATGCTGATACAAGAGTTATAACCTGTTCTATGGTCAGTTCATCTACTTTAAATGCCATTAAAATAGCGGTAACAAACCCGGTTACTGCTGCCCAGAATTTTCTTGAAGTTAGCTTTTGTTTCCAGTTTATCTTATTCATCTTTATCCCTCCCGGATAGTCTATCCATTAATATAGTGTTAAGCCATACAAGTTCATGAACTGATATATCTTTTTTCTCTACCTTTTCTCTCCACTTAGAGCTTGTTAATATTTTCTTATCTTCTAATCTTTTAACTGACTTATGCAGCATTTCCCACTGCCAGTTTTCATCTAATTTTAACTTCATTTCCTCCACCTTTCCTTTAACCTTATATTTAAACAGCTCCCATTCCTTAGGGTTATATACAAACCACCTGTGACAGTCCTTCCATCCCACCACTTCCTTGTGGAGCCACAGTGGTTTTTCAACATTTTGAAGATTGAATTTAACAATAAGATCGGCGCATCTGTTTAATAATGTTTCGTATGTTTCTTTTGTCATTTCTCCATCATATCCTTTATGGGTACATTCAATTCCGTAGGCGCAGTTGTTTGGATAAGAACTTAAATATTTAAGAGCTTCTTTGGTATATGGATTTGGACTTCCAACGTGGTAGGCCATTTCATTATCAGGAATGCATACTAAAATATCTCCATCTAAATCAATAATCTCATGGGCAGATCCGTAGCCTTTTTTCCCATTCTTTCTGTTTTCGAAGAAGTCTCTGTTAGCCTGGGCAGTAGAATTTCTGTTGGCAACCCAGTGGATTACTATTCCCTTTATTTTACTTATCTTCTTATTAGGTCTTGAGTAAGGGTTTACAGTTAGTAGATCTTCCTTCATCTTATATCTTCCCATCTTCATCACCTTCTTTTTCTATTTCATCATCATCTTCCAGTATCTGCTTTTCCTTTTTCTTGGCCCAAAGAAGAAGCCAGTTAAAGTCAGCACCGGCATCACATAGGTTTTCTAGAATGCTCTGGGCTTCTCTAAGGAATATGACAGTATATACAACCGTTGCTAAAAACACACTGGCCTGGTGGAGCATCGTAACCCGATAAGATAGTCCCGCCAGAATAAATACAATAAGATAAGAAAAAAGCTTAATTTTAGTCCCTTCCCATAGCCGGTTTGAGTTGATTATCTTCTTTTTCAGTGCATTCTTCAGTCCCCCTTCCTGTTCCGATAGGGCCATGTATTTTGTGAATATATCTAGGATAATGGCTGCACCAACAGCCATGGCGGCTGTCTTAAAGGCCTGGTCGGGAAAGAGGATGTAGTTTATAAGGGTAATAAAAAAAGCCCATACAGGCTTTGCCCCTTCTATTAATTTTTCAAAATATTCTGTCATAAGCTTGTCTCCTTAGACGTTTCTGAAAATTTTTCTGCTGTTCTTTCAATCCTTTTTATGCCGCTTATACCTGAGTTGTACAGGTATTCAAGCTCCTGCTGGTCGTCCCATTCAGGAAGAGCTTTCTCTAAATCAAGGGAGTTTTCCGTAACCTTCTTGTTAATATTGGCGCTCATCAAAGCTTCGCTGGTAACCTTGTATGTCACCTTGTCCATTTTCTCTTCAATAATTTGATTTGCCTGGGCGGGAGTTATAACATCAACATTTAAGTGGTTTAAATATTTTTGACACTTGCTTTCATCGACAACTTCCATTAATGTTATTTCATCTTCAGGACTTTGATGACCTCTGTGATATTTGAGTCCTAAATCCCTTAGCCAGTTTTTTCTAGCATCTTCTCCCATTATATCTATTAATTGTCCTGTAAATTTTAATATTTTCATATCACCATCTCCTTCTATACTTTAACTCCACCAATACCTTGTGGTCTATCACTTTGCGCTGATACAGTTTCAATAATCGCTAATGTAGTGGTATTTAATTCATAAAGTTCATCAGCCCCATAATCACAATGATACAATCTATCATTCATTCCACCTATACCATTTGGGTCTGTTCCTGTAGAGACATAATCTATAACAGCAAAAGTACTTGTATTTAATTCTACTATTCTATGATATGATGAATCGCAGTTAAATAGTCTATCTAACATACCTCCTATATCTCTAGGTTGACTATATGGAGAATCATTATTATCTACAGATGCCAAAGTGTTTTCATTTAGTTCATATATTTTATCTGTACCGTGGTCGCAGTGAAATAATCTGTCTTCCATTCCCCCTATTCCACCATGGTAACTACCTTGAGCATTTGCTGCGGTTATAACAGCAAGGGTGTCTTTGTTGAATTCATAGTTTTTATTAAGAAGTCCACCTCCACCATTTAATCTACCACTTATACCTCCTCCACCAGTAGGTCTTTCATCAGGGGAAGAAGCACTGTTTATAGATGCCAGGGTATCAGGATTAAGTTCATAGTATTTGTCAGTGCCGCTCTCTGCATAATATAATCTATCGCTTCCGTAACTCATACATTCTTTCCAAACTCCACTAACCTTTAAATGCAACATTACGTCAGCTTTCCATGTACCGCTAACTTTAGTCCATACTGATGTACAGGGTTTCCATGCACCACTTACTTTTATATGGGTTTTCTTAGCCATATCATCACCTACTCATACTGAAGATATATATCCCCGTCAGAACCACCTGCAGGGTCATATGTTCCTGAAGAAATACCTATATCACTAGCATCTACTAAGTGAGGATTTGAGGTAGATGATATGTGACTTTGAATATTAGAATTTTTAGGCTCGTAATCTGCATCGTGGTCGTGGTCGCCCTTAGCTACTTGAGCAGAGCCTGCTCCAACATCTCCATTGGCATTTAAAGTTTCATAAGTTATGTCCGCACTAAACCCATAACTCAAAGAATTCCATGCAGAAATACCGTCACCTATTTTAAACTTACTGGTGTCGGTTTCCACTCCCATTTCACCTTCAGCAAGTACTGGATTGGCTAAATTCCAAGCTGAAGCTGTGCCGCGTCTTAACTGTATTTTAGTCGCCATTGACATCACCACCATCTACAAACTGTTCTGCTGTATAAACTGACTCAGGACTTCCTCCATCAATAGAGTTGTCTCCGCTTCCGGAATTATCATCTACATATTCTTTTGTTGCGAGATCCTTATCTTCAGTAACTGGACTAAGATTTTTCATGAAACCACCTACCCTATCACTATTACTCTGTATTGATTAGAGGTCGGAGCTGTGTTGAATTTTATTTCTACATTATTTGCATCTGTAACTTCTACATCCGCAATTACTACTTCAAAAGGACTTGCCGATTCTGTGATTTGAACTATTACATCTTGGCTTCCAAGGTTATGGCTAACCGTAAATGAAGTGTTAGTTCCATCTCCAATGGACAGGGCATACTTATCAGTCTTGGAAACAACAGTAGTATTATTAGCAACTTCTACATCAAAGTCTGTTATATTGCTTGCAGTATGTTGGTGACCTGAATCTGATTTATTAGCTAACAGTCCGTCAACTTCCGACTGAGTATACTTGTCTAAGTCAGTTATATCATCTTCTACTAATGTTACAACCCCGGTTTTCCCGGCCACAGAAGACACCTTGTCGGAGTTGTCAACCTTATCCCAAGAAGAACCATTATATACAGCCCAGTCGCCTATTTCATAATCTACTGCACTTACTACTCCTGATGAACTTGCAATCCAAAAGTCACCGGTTGCCGGAGAAGAAGGATAGGTTCCTCCTGAAGGATCCCAGGTGCCCTTGTATGACAACTGTCCGAGCACAGTATCTGGAAGTTGAGAAGTTGGAACCTTACCACTTGCGTCCAGTCCTGCATATCCGTTGCTAGCTCCTTTTTCAGAGGTTATTTGGACTCCCGCTTCACTAGGAGTTTTATTTTCCCAATGGTCTGTCTGCCATGCTAAAAATTCTCCGTTGGATATAGATGTTATATTTACATCGTTAATATCTGCGAGCGCATTAATTTCTGTTGTATCTAATGCCACCCATACTCCATTTTTTCTTCCGTAGAAAGTATTGTCTCCTGAGTTGTAGTAAACTTGTCCGTCTAAGGGTGTCCCGGGAGCACTCCCCAAGTTCTGTATCACTGCATTTTGAAGTTCATTTTTGTTTAGGTCTATGGAAACTAAAAATTGTTTAGCCATTATTTACCTTCCTTTCTTATAATAAAAGTCTTTCATCTAATATTTTTTCATGATGGAAATTGCTGTAAGCTATTGACTCGCTACCATCAAGTCCAATTCTGTAACCATCTATAATACTGTCCATTTTATGGTTAAATCCTACATAGTCTGTAAGCAATAGTAGTTCATTGTCTACATAGGCATTTATTCTGTAGTTTTTAATTCTAATTTTTAATTCATGCCATTCTCCATCTGCTATATCTTTGTAATAATCTCCTCTATATGT